ATTAACCGTATTGCTTCGTCGGCTATTTCGATGTTACTTTTCATTTGGCTTCGGTTTAACTGGTGGAGTGTAATCACCGGCGGTATCTGGCAATAGTGGTTCCGGCGGGGCTGCAGCATCTTCAACTAAAGTGTACCCACTCTTAACCCATGGCTTATTCATACTTTCGTCACCTTCAACACGTTTCTGCCCAAGACCTTCAAGCACATTGTTCGGTATCATTATTGGCGAAGCAGCGTAACCTTCTGCTTTTGCCTTCATATCATCCTGCAACTCGTTAATATCGCTAATATCATATTGAACAATAGCTTTTGTATCAATATCAGGTACTACCTGCAAGTTTATGGCATCCTGAAAGCGTATAACCATTGGTAAAACAGCATTGGTGTACATCGCTTTTACCATTTCCTTTACATTGCTTTCTGTGCTGGCATCGCTTTTATTAAACAGTACACTTGATACGCCAAACACATTACAGATCTTATCAAAATCAACCTGCGCAAGTTCTGCTAAATCCATATCAGCCAGGGTTGATCCAATAGCAAAGTATCCTAATTCAATTCCGGCAAAATACGGAGCACCTTTATTGGAAGAATTGTTTAAATACCGCGCAAAATTATCTTTTTGCTGTCCTGCTGCCCCTGGCTCAATACCTAACTGTTTAGGGTAAACAACTCCAGGTAAACCACCGTTTTGCATTTGTGCAATTGATGTATCAAGATTCGCCTCGGTTCTGGTTATACGTTTTTTTAATACCTCTATTGGTGATAATCCACGGAATGATTTAAAAGTATCTATTGTTGGGTTATATGTATGGTCATACATCATATTAGATGCGTCAAAGTCTACATTAAAACCATGCAAGCTATCATAGTAACGATACCCAACAATTTCAACTGGAAATGTTTCTGATATAACAACGATCATTTGCGCCGGGTTCATTTGCATAAGCCTGCGAAGGCCTTTGTTTACGCCAAAATCAATCTTCTCCTTATACCCAAACATCTCACCCATTAAAAAAGCAGTTGTGTAGTACTTTTCTTTTTCTGCAAATGTTAATGTATCAATAAATGCCTGTAGTTTGTCGTTTGGTTTTATATCATCACCGTTCTTTTGCTCACCATAAAAAGGTATCATTGCTGCAGTGCTCGCCAACCTGGAAACTACCGAATAAACATCGTCAAGTATTTGGAATATGAGCTCACCTTTTACCGTTTCGTAATGTGGGAATATTTGGGTATTGAAATTGGCGAACGATGCTAACAGGTTAGCTTTAGCCTTTTCGTGCAACTCTACTTCATTCTGCTTATTGGTGTATTCCTGCTCAAGTTCCCAGGCCTCTTTTTCTATTCGCTCATTTTGCTGTTTAAGCTGCACCTCCAGCGCCTGCGCCTGTGCCTTTAATTTTTTTATGCCGAGAATATCCATAGTTTTATATTTAGTATTGAGCGTCCTGGAATTTTATAACAGGTTTTAATTCAAAATACTCACGCATCATAATTGCATCCCAAAAATCTGGGGAACGGCCTAAAAATTCTTTAACTTTATCTTTTGGTAGTACTCCTTTCTTTAAATCACTGTCAATATTTTTTTGTTTTACCTGTTCCATTTCTTCAATAATCATCTCCTTAACTTCATCAGTGCATATCAAATATATACCATTTTTGTTAATTCTATCAGCCATGCGAAACGAACATTGGCTTTTAAGCATATCAAAATTCTCTTTATCACGCTCACCTTTGCTGTTAATTGGTGCATCAGGCGAAGGTACCGCTGGATGGTTTGCCACAAAACCAACAAACTTTTCGTAATCAATTACACCGCCACCTAAACCGCCTTCATCACAAAGAACATCGCTTTTACCAATACCCATTCTTATCCGGTCATTCTGCAGGCGCTTACCAGTTACATCAAGTAGGGATTTATCCCACCACGTAACAGTACCAACAAAACCCTCCCATTCAATTTTCACGATCTTATCACCACCTAAACGAGCAAGATCGACAGTCATGCATTTTCTGCCCGTACGTGGTACACCTTCATTTGTAAAGCAATCAAGTATCTTTTCGTACTGAATTAAAATATCCGGGCTATCGTCAAACTCCCACTCACCACGCAATAACCGGGCCTTTTGGCTTTTACTAAGTATGCGTTCAAGATTTTCTAAATACCCTGGCGGCAGTTTTTTATTGTCGCTCGGTAAAGCCTGTACAAACTTTTTCCATGGCTCTAAAACACCCTCTTTATCTTTTCTGTAATATTCCCTGTAAAGATAATTTTTAGATGGGTTACAAGTCTGAATTAATTTAGGGTGAAGTTTATATACGTCGTTTTTCCAACGCCCGATAGATGCAGCAAGGTTGTTTTTTGCTTCTTCTGCAAACTCGCCGGCTTCTTCAATCATGCCACAGGTCATTTGCATTGAACCGAAACGCATATATAGAGGATCTCTTGGCTGGTAGGCAGCATCAAGCAAGAAAACTTTTGAACCGTTGCTTAGTTCGTAAAAATTATCCTGGCCATTATATTTCCATCTACTTTGCTTAATACCCCAATGTTCAAAAACTTCATTAATAGATGGTATTGTAAATTTTCTGATATTTGTAAGGGAAACACGGGCAATGAAATAATGTGTGCCGGGATATATAAAAGCATCGCCAAATATTAGGGATACACCGAGGTAAGATTTTCCGCTCCCTTTGCTGCCACCGTAAACAATATCAGTAGTTTCATTATCTACCCAATACCTTGCAGCTTGTTTTTGCTTTTCATTTCCATTGGTATTGAGGTTTAGTATTATGCCTTTATCCTGTGACATTAGATTTCGACGGTGTTGGTGATACGGAGTAGGCGTTGTTTATGCAGGTTGAAGTTTTCCCAGTTAGGTTCAACAGGTATTGGTAAATTTACAAACTCATCCCCATTCCAACCTATTGGCTTTTTCTGAACCAACATACACCCGTTATCAATATTGAATGTTTTAAACTCTAATCTGTAGTCAACCACCGTCATCGCCCACTTATAAACATCGCCCCACCATTGTTTAGTATCCCGTGGTACTTTGGTACCCTCTTCATTCTCCGGCAGCACATCATGTATAACGATAAAACCGTTGTCGGATAAACAGGCCAATGCATTCTCAAAGTCTTTTTTAATTTGGTCAGAATGATGTAAACCATCTAAAAAAATCAGATCAAAAACATCGGTTTGCATTTTAAAGAATGTGTCACTGTCTATTGGCAGCAAATTATCTTTAACGCCATCTAAACATGGGTCAACCCCAACCTTACATTGCACTGGTAGATTTATTTTATTGTAATTACCATTTGGGTTATTTATCCCAATCTCAAGGTACATTTTCAACCCGTATTTTTCAATCAAAGCGTTAAGTAGTTGCGTGTGGTGTGTTATCATTGTATGTAACCTTGCCTATATTTAAAATGTTTAAAATACTTTATCTCCCTACTTTGCGAATAATCCCACATGATTTTGTGGTACTTAAACTGCCCACTATCAACAACCTTTGCAAAAGCAACTTGATCCCGGGTACTCCATTGCTCCAGTTCAGCCCACCATGCCTCACATAAAGGTAAGGCTTCTTTATTTCGCATCAAAAGGCCACTGCTGATAATATTATCCGCATTTTGCCGTAACCCTTGCTGTCGATACGCCTCCATTTGCTTTATCAGTAAGTTAGCTTCACCCCTACGGCTTACCAGGCAATTATTGATCTCTGTAAATACACAGTGCCTTAACGGGTGCCGTGGAGCTGTTAAAGGTGCAACAAATGTTCGCCACATTGCATCAAGTGGAATGTTAATTTGAAAACTGGCATCTAACCATAAACATTCGCCTGTCCAATCTGCAGGCGCAAGCGGTTGCAACCACTTCATGAAATTAATCTTTATATCCCTGCATAACCTTTGCGGATTATCACCGCCAGGTATTTGTATAATGTTCCACGTGGACGATTGCACAGGCTGATCGGTGAAGCAAATAAAAGTCCAGCCGGGTGATGGAACGGTGGGGTCTTTTAAGTCTTCGTATGGACCGAGTAAACAGGTGTAACAGATTTTAGTCATGCATTTTAAGGTTAGGCGTGACTTCGGAATTTGGCGTAACCAATGGTGACGGCAGGTTGAAGCCATCATTGCCAATACAATAATACTCTATCCAATACTCCACCATTTCATCCAGCGTTTCCTTCATCGTAAACTCAGGCTTCCAGCCCAATGCCCGTATCTTACTGCTATCACCTTTAAGGTAATCAAGTTCCTGCGGACGGGTGTGTTTGTTGTCAAATTCCAAACTGCTGGCATCCATGCCAAGCTTCTCATACACATACTGCATGATCTCACACACACTCATCGTTTCCCCAGTAGCCACAACCCAATCCCCCGGCTCAGGTTGCTGCAGCATTAAATGCATAGCCC